CCAATCATCCTATAATCCAGGTCAACGGAGCCGAACCATCTACATAATCTGTTAGGTCTTTAAGACATTGTGCCATTAGTTCTTTGGCATCGGCCTTCATTGCAGCACCATTTAGTGTGGTTCCGCCTTGCGGGCCGGCAATAGTACCAAATTTTTCTCGTGCGTCGCCAATAATCATCTTACAATTGGCGTACATATAATTACGTATCCATTGGCGAATTTGATAATCACTGAGTAAATTTACTTCAGGTTTTAAGTTATAAGTCCATAACAATACATTCTCGCCCGACCCCTTGGGATCGCGTATTAATTGGAGTTTTTTGGTAACTGGATTCCAAGTATAATTCATATACGCACCAAACATGCGTCCAGCTAACTCAATATATTGAGAGTAAAAATCATATGTAGCTAACCCACCAGATACGTTAAAGTTCATCAAATATACATTTAACGAAGCTTGACTAAATGGGTCAAAATTGCTGGCATTCGGGCCGGATGAATCACCAAAAGTTCTACGGAAAATCTGTCTTACTTGTATAACTTCGTCTGGCAAATCATAGATGTTTACGTTAGTAACCAGTTCCATAAACGTATAACTTTCTTCATAGGCATTTTGTGCTCGTTGACGATAAGTTCCGATACTGTTGCGATATGCCGACTCATAATGACTAGCATCCAGCTCTATATCGATGATATCATCGCCTAATTGAAGCCTAACGTATTCGATTAGATCTTGTTTAAGTGTTTCTAAAGTAGATTGTGATTGCTCTGCCATATGGACTCCGTGTCCATATATTTAGCAGATTTACCAAGCCTTCAAGATAACCAAGTTGTCATTGCTACGCCCTGTATATTTAATTTCAGTAGATTTAATATCCTTAAACGCCTTACGAGCAGCAGGTTTACCCACACTCATAATAGCTTTAATCTGCTCTTTAGGTTTGCGTAGAGTTTTTTGTACAGTTGCTAGAGCATCAAATGCCAACAATGATGAACCTTTAATAGTAAATGTACCTGCATGTGTATCTGCTACCACATAAATTAGCTTACGTTTAGTTGTGTCATAAAGGAAAGCTTCAGAAGCACCTACTAAACTTACAGGGGACAAAGATTTAAGCCCAAGTTCGACAAATTCTTTAAGATATTTAAACTTTAACGCTACTTTTTCAGGACTAACTGCCTTTTTAGCGCGGGGTTTACGTTCTACTTTCTTAAGTGAAATGTAAGATTGGCAGTCTGCCAGCACAGTTTCACAAAATTTCACACAGCTTTTCAACTGAGGTTTAGTAAGATGGCTAAAGCCTTCTACAAGTTGTGGATCTTTTCCCTCTAATACTTCTTCAAGTTCTGCTAGTCGCAACTTCCATACAGCAGTAATATTAGGAATCATTTGTGTAGAAATATTCATGCCACGAATTAGCGCAATAGGCTTGAAATTCGCTGACATTTTGGCATCAGCTTGGATAAAATCATCATACATGCCTTCAAGTTCAGCGGCACATTCACTTGCTTTTTCACGTAAATGATCTTGAATAGTTAGCTTTTGTTGAGCTGTTTCTTCAGAGGTAGCTGCAACTTTTTGTTCTTCTTGCTTGCTAGCCAATAATTCAGTTAAGTGATCATCTAGTACAGATTGTTCAATTTCTGTGAGAATTAATCCCATAACTGACATTCTACAAATCCATCCTGTAGTGGGTTTAACGCGGTTATCTGAAATACCTCGGATTAGCTTTGCTTCTTTAGCTTTTTGATTTATTTCAAAATATTGAATAATCATATCCCTAGCTTCTTTACGGCCATAAGAATAATTATACCAATTGAATGCTTTTGTTAATGTGCTAACACGAGTTTCGTCGGAAGGTTGTGTAGGCCATTCGGGTTCTGAGCCAATAAATTTAGCATCTTCGCCGCGTGGGACAAGTCGTTTGATTGTAGTTTGTATTTTTGCCATAGTGTTAATAGTATAGTGGTTAAATTAAAAAAAGTCAACCTAACAGCATCGCAAAAATTATTTGATGCTCTAGGTTGTCTAACAATTTAGTAGCTTCAACTAATAAATCCTTGTATTTTGTTGTTTCTTTTTTAAGACGTCTGCATTCTACAGATTCTCTGCTAATTTCGGTAATTACTTTATCGATATTACTGATCATTTTTTGAAGATCACGCTGATTACGTTTCTTTTTGACAAGAAGCAGTTGTTTTTCTGCGGCCGACAAACGTTCTAAAATTTCATCCATATAGTAATTATATGTATTTTGTAATTAACTGTCAAGTGAATCTTAGCTAAATACTAAACTATGCCAAGACTCAGCCTTTATAGACCTAACCGAACTTCAGATTACCAATACCTGGATCGTATCATTTCCGAACGATATACCGTCGGAGGGCTTGATCTTTATGTACACAAATACATGGGACCGATTGTAGATACTACTGACAATCCTGGAAATACTGATGCTACTTTACCAGTATATACTTCGGAAAATCCCTTGTTTATCGAAGATTTATTGCTGTTAGAAAACAGAGACAGAGCGTATGACCCTAACATTTACGTTATGCGTGGTGTATATACGCATCAGGATATCAATTTTGACCTAACGCAATTTGGGTTGTTTTTAAACAACGATACGTTATATATTACATTTCATTACAATGATATGATTGATAGTTTTGGGCGTAAATTAATGACTGGCGATGTATTAGAATTGCCAAATATGAAAGATTACTATCCACTAAATCAAAATATTACTCGTGCTTTGCCTAAGTATTATGTTATACAAGATGCTGCTTATGCCGCCGAAGGGTTCAGTCAAACTTGGTTGCCTCACGTTTGGCGTGTTAAAGCTACTCCCATGGTGAATGCCCAAGAATATCAACAAATCATTAATCAACCACTAATGCCAGACAATATTTGGGATAATGGAAACTTTTATCCTCAGGGAATGGTTGTAGATAATGGTGGAAAATATTACGAAGCAACAAAAAATACACCGCCTGGTACTGATATCAACGACTCAACCTACTGGGCATTGATTGAAAAACCAACTACGATGGGCGATGTTAATTCAACTAGAAACAAAGATTTAGCTATTAATGATGCCTTAGTTATACAGGCAAACATCGAAGTTCCACAATCAGGTTATGATAACGTGTCGTTTTATATATTACCAACTACTCCCAATGGTCAACCAGGTGGAGAAGGATTATTTGCTGATCAAACTGCTCTCACGGTAGACGGTGCTCAGTCAGACGAGGGTACTAGTCCACAGGATTTCGGATGGACAATGGGATACTTAACCGGCGATGATATGGCGCCAAATGGATTGCCAGTTACTCCAGGAGTTAGCTTTCCGTTTAATCCTAGTAAAGGAGATTATTGTTTACGGTTGGATTATTTCCCAAATCGTTTATTCAGATTCAGCGGAGCAAATTGGCTAGCCATCAGTGAAGATGTTCGTACTCCTTTAGATTGGGGTCCACAGAATGAAACACAACGTAGTTCTTTTGTCAACAACACTTATACTGTGCCAACATCAGACCAAGGCAACATTCCGTCTAGACAATCACTATCAGAATTACTTAAACCGCAAGCTGACAATGGCAATCAGGGCGGTAATTTGCCAGCTAAACCAAGACCTAAAGGGCGATAATGCAACAATATTTTTTCGATGGGCAAATACGTCGTTATCTAACACAATTTGCTCGTATGTTTTCAGGCTTCCAAGTAGAGTTTGGACGTAATGAAGCAGGTGCAGCAAACACAGGAGATACATTATATCGTGTTCCCGTTAGATACGGTGACAGCACACGACAAGTTCAAACTATTCTCCAGGATAACAGCGCCAGTAACATGCCATCCACACCTTTAATGACATTTTATATTACTGGACTAGATTTTGATCGTCCTCGTATGCAGAATCCAACATATGTTGATAATAAATCTATACGTCAACGCGAATATGATCAAGCCACTGGCACTTATGAAACTACACAAGGCAACGCATTTACTGTTGAGCGATACATGCCAGCACCGTACAAATTGTCAATTAATTTAGACATTTGGACCAGCAATACCAATCAAAAAATGCAATTGTTAGAACAAATTTTACCACTATTCAATCCCAGTTTAGAAATACAAAGTACAGATAATTTTTTAGATTGGACTAGTTTAAGTATAGTAGAACTAGCATCCACTGGATGGTCAAGCAGAAGTATTCCCCAGGGTACAGAAGATCCTATTGATATTTCTACCATTAAATTTGTGTTACCAGTATGGTTATCATTACCTGCTAAAGTTAAAAAATTAGGAGTTGTAGAAACCATTATTGCTTCAATTTATGATGGATCTGGTGATTTAATTAACGCCATTGCCGATAGTGATTTATTGTTAGGTACACGACAATACATTACTCCGTATGGATATCAAGTGGTATTAATTGGTAATAAATTACAAATTTTAGCCCGTTCTGCAATAGTCGACGAAAATAATGAACAACTAGCACCTCCTGACCCAGTTGAACCTAGCAATGTACTATGGACACCGGTTGTTAATATGTATGGTGTACTACGTCCTGGGATCAGTATAGTAGCATTGACCCAAGAAGATGGTAGTCAAGTGTATGGGCACGTAAGTTTTGATCCCACAAATGATCAATTTTTACTATTTGCAGTAATGCCAGAATCTATTCCTGCTAATACAATGTCGCCTGTAAGTTCAGTTATCAATCCTCGAGTCAGTGGACCAGGAGAGGGATTGCCCGCTGCTAGTATTGGTCAAAGATATTTGTTGACTGAATCTACCGGCAGCGATAATGGATATGCTCAAGCATGGGCAGGCACTACAGGTGAAATATTAGTAGCGTATCCTAATGATATTATACAATATGATGGATCACGCTGGGTAATTACTTTTGATTCGCAATCAAGTCCAGTAAATACACAATATGTTACTAACATCACAACAGAAATTCAATATCGCTGGACAGGATACAATTGGGTCAAGTCATACCAAGGGCAATATCCCGGAGGCCAATGGAGCCTTATAATTTAAAAACTGTTAACGCAGTTGGCATTTGGTTTTATAGTCAATCTACTAATCGCTATCTATATCTGCTAAGAAATGATGTTAAAAATCCTGACTCGTGGGGATTAGCAGGTGGAAAAATAGAATCAGGCGAAAGTATCATGGCTGCTATGGTTCGTGAGTGCGAAGAAGAATTAGGCTCAATGCCTGATTATATCAAGCTAATGCCTCTAGAAAAATTCACAAGTGCTGACAATGGATTTGTTTA